CAATGTGATTTCTGGTGGCTTATTTGGTATTGCTGGATACGTCTTGATTCCTACCACTTGAATATAGGTATTGACACCTAACGGCTCATAGACAAACGCCACGTAATCGCCCTTATTAGGCTCTACACGCCATTTCATAGTAACTGTGCCAGTGATTGTTGGATAGTCTTGCAAGTCTTGTTTCAAACGTTCTAGCATGTTCCCTGAAACGGTGTAACGATCATCACTAACTGGACTTTGGACACGTATACCCCATTTTTCCGACTGCTTACTTGTATATGTGATTGGCGTGAAGTAGTAAGTGTCGTCTTCTTTTTTCTTGCCAAATCCTTTTATCTGTGTTTTCAAATTAAAAGTATCAATATCAAATTTCACGGAATCGGTATTGTATTTGTAGCGTATTTGTTCTTCAGTTTTTTTACCATATTCTGAACGAGGGAAGAAAGTAAGGTTTTTGTTGTCCGGAATCACTATCGCATCATAGTCTTTCAAAATTTCTTCAACCAGTTTCAAATAGTTCCCATTCCCGAAGTTTTCTTGTTCAACTGGCAAAAACTTCTTGTTCGGATCTACAACATTCCATGTAAATCCACGGTTATCAGGTTTGAAAACATGCGCTAGCAGTTGGTTGATAGAGCGTGTTCCTGTGATTGTGTCGTACTGAAAGCCATCTTGCATGGTGTAGTAAATGTGCGTGGCTGTAACTGTTTTTGTGATTGCTGCCCCTTCGGCAGAAACGCCCATTTGTTTTACGATAAACTCTTGTCCATTGAAAAATACTGAATTTTCGTAATCGACTAAATCAAAAGCCAATTCATTGAATTTTGTTTTGACAATAGTGAACGAAATTTCCCACGTTTCGTTCTCTTGCCAATTTTCAGTAAATGTACTTTTATCGTAGTCAGTCAATATTTCTTTTTTTGTTTTCTCGTAGTCTTGGATAAAAATATCTTTCAAATTCCCACCTACTTATACAAAAAATTGAAGTCCCATTTTGACTCCACTCTAGTAACATTTTGTATTTCAATTTCATTCGTTCCAACCGCTAACGTTATCAAACCTAAATTCGTGTCAATTCCGCAATTTACACCGTTCAACTTCGGATAAACACGGTCTAAAGTCAAAGTTTGGCCTAGCAACGTAGAAAACCCCGGATAGTAGATAAATCGTTCCCCTGTCGTTTTGTTGAAAATAGTCACGTTGCCTTCTGATTCACCTTCCAAAGTGATTTTTAGAGCATGTTCACGTGGATCAATAGCAAAATCGCCAGCATTATAAATGATAAAATTACTGGTTCGGTGCGTATACTTATAATCTTCCGCAACTAGACCTTGTGAAAATTGCCATTCATTAGACAGTGAAAAATCCGATAACGTGGAAGCCATCGATTCGGAACAACCTCTAAAAACAGTGAACGTCGCCTTGTAAGTTGCGTATCTTAGACCAACTTCATTCACTTCTACTGAGTTAGGACGGACAAAGTATTTTTTTCCCGGTTCTCTATCTGTAAAAACATAATATCCTTCGTCATCGAATAGAAACGCATATAATTCAGTTTCTTTTAGTTGATAGTCATACATATTTTTGAATTCAGCATAAAATTCCACTTCGATAGTGAACGATTTGAAACTTTTTTCGACTTCTCTCGAACCGTTTGCCCCTGAAAATTCTTGGTATTCTACATTTAGTTGTGGTGCTTTTCGTGCAAAAGAAATACACTCTATGCCCAATTTTTCTTTTAAAGATACTATCTCTTGATTTTTTATGAAGCGAAAATCGATTAAATAGCCATTCACTTTATCCCTCCTAACCTGTTGTATATAGCGAACGTTTCAACTGGTTACCTAAGTATCCATTTGTATTGTCTGCAATTGGTTTACCATCAAGTTTGACACTTGTGTCTTTTGCTAAAAGTTTAGATAGCAAGTGATTCTGCTGAATCATCAGTGAAACTAATGTTTCTAACGTTCCGCTCGAATCGCTACTATTATTTACGCTTTTTGGTTTTACTCCTAACTTATCTTGAGCAATCGCAAGCAACTGCATCGCTCTTGATCGTTTAGCCTTATCTAACGGAATAATAATTTCTGGCTTGTTTCCTTCTGCGATTTCCGCAATTTGATGTTGGTTTACAATTCCACCGTTTGCGTAACCATGACCACGCCCAATCACACCTAATATATCCGAACCATAGCGTTTTTTAGCGTAGTTGATAGCTGCTAAGATATTATCTAAACCGCTCATTATATTGCCGTATCCTGGAAAAGCATTCGCAGCAAATGTTCCAGGTTTTGTTTGGAGCAATCCAGTAGCATTGCCGTCTGCTAAGCCGTCATTTCCACCAATGGCAAGCGGATTGCCACCTGATTCTGTTTGGATTTGTCGCATCCACGCATCAACATAAGCGGATGAGGTTGGTAAGTTATTCATTTTCAAAGCACGTTTTACATATGGCCGCCAGCGTTCTACGCCACTCCCACCAACGCTATCGCCACCGCTAACAAGTCCGCCCTGCGGATCTCTTACACCGTTTAAATGCACGTGGTCGTAGTGGTCACCATCAGGCCATGGCTCCCATGCACCAGTTGCTGGTTGACCTGATTGTCCTGAACGGTCACGAACTTTACCATTTGTGATAACATAGCCAATTTTGTTTGCAAACTTCTCAAATGCGTAATTGGCTGCTTCTGTATATCTAGGGGAACCATTCACGACTCCCGGTAGCGCAATATCAATTGCGTTGTGCTTTCCGTGTGAGTATGGATCGCCTTCACGATAACCTGATGTTACTTGAAAGCCTGGAAACTTCTTCATTACTGCAACTGCAACGTCCGCCAAATATTTGTAAACGCCTTGCATGCCCATTGAAGTGTCTAAACTGCCACTGCTGAATAGTTCTGTGATTTTGTTCGTCAATGCTTCGGTAGCCTTGCTTAGAATACCTTTACCAACATCTAAAGGATATTTGACAAGCCCTTCCAGTACGCCAAGACCATTTAACACTTTCCTAGCCAACGCTCCCGGGTCTGTTACAAAATCCCATACATCGCCGACTACATCTTTCAGCTTGTTTCCAACATCTCCAGCAAATCCTTTGACGTTGTTCCATAGATTTCCGAAAAAGCCTGTACCTTTGGCGTATCTATATCTTGGTGCTTTGTTTCCAGTCATATAAGCTGTTTCTTCAGCTGTTAGAACGTGTGTGCCTTTTGGTGCATTCAACACTACATTTCGCCCTCGTGGGATAAATGCTTGTCCGTTAGGTGTTATTACCGCTTCAGCACCTCTACCGTCATTTACCATCATAGGCCCGCCCGGATGACCTCCGTTTGGTGTTCCTTTTGCGTATTGTGGCACTTTCCATTCTTTGAGTTTGTCAGCACCCAGTTTTTCTAGCACCCATGAAGCTCCATGGATGATTGCGTTAACTGGTTTACCTATCGCTTTAAGTGCTGCGTTGAAAATACTTTTGAACGCATCAACAATGGCATTTTTACCGCCAATAATGGCATCCTTCATCTTCTTCGGTAGTTCTGAAAACCAATTGAATACTGTATCAATACCGCTACGGAAGTTGTCTTTGATACCGTTCCACAGGTTACCGATTACATCAGAAACTTTGTTCTTCAATTCAGTTACTTTGTTGAAAATGTTTTTTACCCAGCCAACTACCTTATTCCAAGTGTCTCCAACGCCATTGCTGAAGAAGTTTTTCACGCTGTTCCACATGTTTTTGATGAAATTGCCAAACGTGGTTTTCAGGTTGCCAGCTTTGCCCAACAGATTAATTACCCAATTGGCTAGCTTATCCCAAGTTTTGGAAATACCTTCAGTAAAGAAAGTTTTAGTGCTTTCCCATAGCCCTTTTATTGAGCCTGAAAAACCAGTCCACAAACCTTTTACTCCTTCTAAAATCCGTTTGAAGAATAGTATTTGAATCCAGTTCCATACTGCTTGGATAGAACCCCAAAACAATTGTTTGATGCCTTCCCACATCTTAGAAAAATCGCCTGTAAATAAACCAGTGAAGATTTTGATAGCACCTTGAATAACGTTCATAATCCCTTCGACTAAACCTATTATATTGTCAATGAACCCCATGACTAAATCCATAACGATTTTTACAACGGGCTGTATAAACGTAAAAAAGTTCTTGATTGCTTCAATAATCTGTTTACCATTTTCATTCCAAAATGTGGTCATCGATTTTCCAATTTTAGAAAAAGCTCCGCCTATCTTTTCTATAATGGGCATTATATATGGCGACAAAGTATCGAAAATTCCTTTTGCAATTTGCCATGCAACTTCTATGCCGTTTTTAATGTTTGACATAGCACCATCAAAGTATGTTTTGATATTGTCGAAAACATCTTTTATCTTAGAAATTGTTTCTGGAGAAAATCCTAATTTAGCTAGAACATCTTCCATGTCTGCGTTACCTTTGAATACGTCAAACAATGTCTTAACCGCGTTCTTTATTTTTTCTATGGTATCTTGTGCGAAAGTAACCATTTCTGGTGGGAAAATTTTAGTTAGAATATCAAAGCCTTGCTTTGCTTGATCTCCATCTAACGTTCCAAACAGCGTCCCAAAAGCAAGTGTTGCTATGTCAGCCCCTTTTTTCAACATGTCAAATACAGGTTGAGCAACGTTTTTTATACTTTCAATTGCTGGCTTGATTTTGGTTGTTAAGTCGTCAATTCCTTTGCCTATGTCACTGATCAAAGAAGTGATATTGCCTTTGCCGAAAGCATTAATTATTTCATTAATCATATTTACGGCGCTGGCTTGCAGATTTCCGACCGCCCCCTCAATCGTAGCTGTGGAACCTGCTGCCTTTTTAGCTACATCAGTCATACCTAATTGCATGAATGCTTCATTCAATTCTTCGGCAGAGATTTCTCCGTTTGCCATAGCCTCGCGGAAGTCTCCGTCAGTATAAGCGCCCATTTGTTTCAATGCTTGTTGAATTTTCCCTGAAGCGCCCGGAATGGCATCCGCAATCTGATTAAAGTTTTCAGTTGTTAATTTGCCAGCACCGACAGTTTGTGTCATTGCCATTGCTACCGATTTGAACGTATCTGCGTTACCACCTGAAACGGCATTGACATTACCGATTGCCTGCGTTAGACCATCAAAGTCTTTCACACCGTTGGCTGCCAACTGTGCGGTCGTATTCATTACGTCGCCTAGTTCATAAACCGTTTGGTCGGCGTAATCTTTCATCACTGTTTTAGATTCTTCAATTTTTGAATTATCTATACCAGCAAATTGCATTGTTTGAACAAACTTGTCCATTGAATCGGAAGCCTCTACTGCTTCATCTTTCAACCCCATGAAACTGTTAACAACACCGCTAACTGCTTGTGAAGCTAATCCAGCAACTGCACCAAACGAAAATGCGCCTTTTAGCGAGCCTAATTTGTCTTTTAGTCCGTCCAGTTTCCTAGCTGACCTTGTGGACTTGTCGCCAAAATCTTCTATTTCTTTTCCTGATTGATCGCTGGAGCTTTTGAGTGTTTCTAATTGTCTACTGGATATTTGGCTTTGTCGTTCTAACTTTTCTAGTGCCCTTTTTGCATCTTCGGTTTCATCTGCTGAATCGCCAAACTCATCAGCCATCAGTTTCACAACTTTGCGCTGTTCTTCGATAGCTTTCTCGGATAATTCCGTTTGTTTGGCTAGCCCTTTTTGTTTTGCTTCAAACGCACCAGATTCATCACCAGCGGCTTTCAGCGCTTTTACTTCGGCGTTCATTTGCCGTTCATTTTCTTTGATTTCATCAGATAAATCATTGACGGCTGTTTTGGAATACACCAATTCTTTTTTTGTGTCATTCAACTGGCGACTGTAAGCATTATATTTTGCAGTAGCATTGTTTATCTGTGTGTTAAGGTTAGCAACTTGTTTCGATTCCTCGCCATACTTGCTAATCGCTTCATCACGGCGCTTTGTTAATTCTCTTACTTTGGCGTTTTGCCCTTCCATAACCGTAGATAAGTCTTTCGTCTTTTGACTAAGTGCTTCGTATGAACGTCCTGCTGAATCATAAGCCTTTAGATTGGCACGCATATTCGACTCAGCTTGTTTGACTTTCGCATTGATTTCGTCCAGCGTGTTACCAAAATTAGTGCTATCTAAACTAATCCCTAGCTTGATATTTCCTGCCGGTTGTCCTTTTCCTGCCATTATTTACCTCCTTCCTCAAGTTTTACCAAGTCTTCAGCCGATAAAAATTGCTTGATGAAATCAGCACCATCTACATATTCTTCGCCACTCTCCACTTCTCCAAAAAGGTGTAACAAATAATGATAGTCGGCTTCATCCACATCTCTCATCGTCCAACCTGCTTCAATCAAATCTTTGTAGATTTGATCCATTGCTTTCCTAGCTTCAGAAAAACTTATCTCTTTTTGCTCGCTATCTGCTTTTTTTCATTGTTTCCCAGTTCATTGATTTGTTCAAAAACACTTTCTAGTGCCGGTACTAACTCGCTCGCAGTCAAACCGTCTAAAATAGCATCAAATGTAACTGCTGGATCTTGGAAAATATCTGCTGTAATTGCAATCATTGAATCAATTGCTTCTAAATCAGTTAGGTCTGCTTTTTCCGCTTTCTCGTAAAATTTGATACACTCACGCATTGCACGTGCGGAAATATCTTGTTGTTTGAATGTTTTTTTCTTTCCGTCAAGTTTCAATTGCAATTCAATCATTAATAGTTCCTCCTAAAAAATAGAGGCTGGGATTTTTCCCAACCTCAAAATATTGTTTTATAATCCGCTTGCGGGTGGTGTAGCGACGTTGTTTACTAAGTCTTTGAATTTAGCCAAAGTCATTGTTTCTGATTCTACGGCTGTTAAGTATACATAGCCACGTTCATCAGAAATGAATTCCCCTTCGATAGAGTCTGTTTGCAATTCTACCCCTTTGTCTTCAGCTGTTTTCATGTCGATATCTGGATGACTGAATTTTCCTTTTGTCAATCCCATGAATAAGCGTTTTCCTTCTTTGTTCGCTGTAACCATGACTACCGACACGTAAGGCGCTTCAGTTTCTGAACCAATTACATTTACACCATCCACGGTTTTAGCGCCAATGATTTCGCTGTAAATGCCGTTATCCATTAAGTCTGCCACGTCAAGCGTAACTTTTGGTGATGAAACCCCTTTACTTGCAATGAAGAACGGTACGTTTGAAGCGTGTGTTGTGTTAGAAGTTGCGCCTAATCCAGTAATTTTAGCTTCGATCGCTCCACCTTTCGACTTATCTGCTACTAATTCTTTTAGAGTACCGTCTGCACCTGTTTTTACGCCAAAAATGACGCTCTCAAATCCTACTGTTGCCATCTATTTTCTCTCCTTTTAATTTAGTGAAATATTTGCTACATATCGTTTGATAATCCGCTTTGCACCTTCCAAGTCCTCGTCATCTGTTTGTTCCGTGTATGCGCATTGCCAACCATTCCCCCTCATAACCTCATCAAGGGCAAAATAAAAGGCATCAACCTCTTTCATGGTTGACACCCATACATCTACCTGTACGTTAAATTGAATGGTCAAAGGATTGTTGCTTGCGAAATCTTCATAGTTGCCGGATATCTCTGTAATTCTGCCAACTGGAAGGCTAGGTACTGTTTGAGCTGATTCCGGAACACTATTGGTGTAAAAATCAATGTTCTTTGTTTTTTCATTGCTATTCAGAATTGAATAGACTTGTGATACTGCCGTTTTCAAAGTCCTAGCCTCCTTTTTACTTCGTCAGCAATGATTTGTGTTACTTGTTTTTCGATTTGCTTTTGTGTTTTTTGTACGAAACCTTTTGGACGTTGTTTGATTGTTCCGAACTCGATAAAGTGCATCCGCCAAGAAACATCTTTGTCATAGCCGACTTCTATCAATCCGTTTTTTACCGAGCTTGTAACCACATGGTTCTTAGCATGTTCTTGCATATACGAACCACGTTTACCGTTTGACTTCGTTCCATCCCAGTAAGGTGTGTTTTGTCGTAACTTTTCTTGAGCGTACTCCCCAGCTTTTCTAAGTGCTGGGCTTTCCACTCGTTGAACGTTTGCTTTTACTTCCCTAAGCGCTTTGTACACTTCGGTTGCATCGACTTCTACACTCATTTTGAAACCTCTTTTGCAATGATTGTCGTGAAGTCCTTCGCAAACTCGCCTTTCGTAATCGTAATGATTTCAAACGTTTTTCCATTCCAACGCACTTTCATATCATTGGTTAGCTCTGATTTTTGTTGGTAGCGGATAATGAACGTCAGTGTTCCTTCCAAAGCCGTACCAATCGACGTCTTAATATCGTTCAGGCGTTGTGTCTGCACACTTGCCCAGCAAGTAAGAATGGTTGTAGAAGTCGGGACAACTTGCCCGTCCTCATCCTTAACAGTCATATCTCGGACAAACTTGATGCGTTGATTTAAATTTCCTGTTTGAATAAGGGGCATACGCTACTCCTCCTCCACAAAAAGCAAATAACTTGCTTTGAGTTGCAAGATTAGGCTTGTAAAACCTAAATCGTACTCTCGCAAGTTCCCACTCACGGTTGCAGAACGCGCTTTGTAATAGTGATCCGCTAATTGCAGAATAGCTAAATTAATCAGATCAACTGTGTCGCTTTCTTGCGTATAAAAAGAGGGCTTATCATTTCCGATAGCCCCTTTAATGTATGCAATTGCAGCTTGTGCCGCACGGCTTACTTCCACATCGTCATCATCGGTATCAATCTTTAGTGCGTTTTTGATTTCGTCTAAATCCATTCTAGGATCAAGAATCATAAGAAATCAGCTCCTTAACCATTCGCTGGTGGTTCAACCGGTGTCTCGTTCGCAATAGTTGTAAATGTAGCCAAAACAACCGCTTCATCATCAACTAGTTGCACATCGAAGCGATCGATGACGCGTACTTTAGTGGTGTCTGTTTCAAAAGCTCCACCACCAATATTCGTTGTCAGCAAGCTCATGTTTTCGCGATCATACAATGTAACGGCTTCTTTCAGATCACCAATGTACAGTGGATATTTAGGAGTAGCTTGTGTCCCTTTATTTGGCAAGAAACGAGAAGCAATTTTCTTGATTGGTTTACCTAAGAAGGTATATCCAGTTGCAGAAGCTACGTCTTTTTGTAACAAGTAAGATCCATCAGCACGTTTCACTTTATCTAAAACATTGAAGCCATCTTGGTTTGTAATAAACATAGATGTAGCTTCGATAGCTGGATCAAGTTGGACGTTTACGATATCTTTAATTCCATCAACATCTTTAACATCTTTCTTTTGTGCCGCTTTGATTCCATCAATAGCTGCCAAGATTTTTGTATTGCGAGTAACAACTACTTTTTTCGCGATCCATTTAGACAACCATGCCAAAATGTTTTCGGCGGTATCTTTTAGCAAGCTGTTAGTTACTGTGGAAATACCTGCATAGCGTTTGATCAAGTATTTAATCAAGTAAAGTGCAGGATCGTCATTTGCTGGGATTTCACCGTCTTCAGTATCCAAAGCAGTCAACGGTGTAATATTAGACCATTTTTCATAAACGCGAGAACCGCTGGTAGTGGTCACTTTTTCAACGTTTACGTATTCTTGTAATGAGTCAAACTGACGAACCAAAGTATGAATAGTCGTTTGCACATCTACAGGAATAGTCAATCCGATAGCATTACCAGATTCATCCGTATTAGATGTCAAAGTAGCCATAATAGCAGGATCACCATTGACCATCGCTTTAAAGTCTTTGATAAACTTGTTTTTCAAGTTTTCATCTTTTTTATCTAATGGTTCTTTTTTGACGTTTAAGACTTGTTCGGCTTCCATATTTGCCACTTGCTCTTTCAATCCGTCCCGTTTAGCCCGTGCTGCTTTTACTTGTGCTTGCAAACTTACTACATCTTCTTCTGTTTTTTCATCGTCAACCAATGCTGCATTGAGTTGTGCATTTAAGTCAGAGACTTTACTTCCCGCCTCGACCCACGCATTTTTTAATTGTTCTAAATTCATTCGTTTTTCCCTCCATTTAAGGCTTTTAGTTTTTTCTGTAAGAGTGTTTCTTTTTGCGGTGTTTCCGCTTTGAGTATTAAATTTTTCAACTTAGTTACTGCGTTTTTTGGAATAACCGGTTGAGAGGCATTGAGTACCGTTACTGGTGCTTCTGCAAACATAATTTCATCCGCAAAACCTTCCGCTACTGCTGTTTGAGCATTTAACCAAGTATCTTTCGCCATTAAATCAGCAAGTTTTTTCCGATCTAGTCCTGTTTTGATCTCGTAAGCATTAACAATAGATTCATCCACACTGCTTAACATTTCTGCATTGGCTTTTAATTCCTCAGCGTTGCCACTAGTGGTCACCCATGCGTTATGAATCATGATGTGTGCCGTAGGTGAGATTCTAAGCGGTTCGCAAGCACAAGCAATTACACTCGCAGCACTTGCCGCAATGCTCACAATATTTCCAGATACCTTCCCTGGATAGGCGCGGATAGCGGTATATATTTCGCTTGCCGCTAGGACATCCCCACCGTTCGATGAGATATCAAGTTCTACTTCGTCCCCCGCTGCTTCTGTAAGAGCGGCAGAAATTTTCCCTGGTGAGATACAATCGATCCCAAACCAGTCATAAAGCCACGCGGTATCGTTATCCACGACATCGCCGCTTAACGTCACTTTTTTCATCCTTCCACCTCCCTTCGGTGCAAACTAAAAAAGCCTAACCGTTTTCGGCTACGCTTTTAGACGAGGTTGTTTTTCTTAATGCTGGATCCATATCGATTGGATATAGGTCTCCGGAAATATGGTAATCATCCATACCGGTTTTATTTATTGGCTGCAAGTCCTCAAAGCGGCGAACATCATTGGCAGAATATGCTCCACCTCGGCGCATAATCTGGTAAAACTGCCCTCTGGCCTGTGTATCAGCTCTTAGCAAACTTGCGATATTAAACTTGTATCGATAACCCTTAGCTTTTTCAGCTCTCGATAGTGTTTTCTTATTTAGTTCCGCTTCATATTGATTAACGGTCGGTACTAGATTGTATGTCAAAAACTCCATATTAAGCTGTTCCTGTGAAGAGTAACTCGACTGGTTATTCCCGATGAAATGTTCCGGCACGTTGTAGACCATCGCGATTCTGGAGCGAGATACTTTATCAGTATCTAAAAGCTTGCTGTCTACCAGCTCTCGTTGTAAACGTTCGATTTCTACACCGTTTTCTTCCACAAGTAGTCCACCGTTTTGTCGATAAAAATCAGCAATGTTTTTAACTGTAGCTTTTTTAGCTTCTTCATCCATATTGCTAGCAAACTTAACTTTCAGCCCTTCATTACTTCCTTTAAGCTGACTTAAAGAGATTTTTCGGACTTCTCGATCATATCCGAGGGTATTCGTTAATACTTTTGTGGGGTCTGTACCTTCCAAGCCGCCAAACCTCGGTTGTTTAAAGTGGAGCATTTCCATGTAATGTACATAGATAACTTGCTTGTAACTGCCTTTGTCAGTCGCAGTTACTTGGTAGTAAAGCTCCCCGCTATCCATATCAATCACTGGATGGCAAGCACCAGGTTTTACTAACGCCATATCTGCTACTTCTCCATTGATATTTCGGAAAATCTGCACATACGCATTCCCTTGGTAGTTTCTCAAAACTTCCACGTCCCGGAAAAAATCAAACTTTGTAAAATATCGAGGGCCTTCGCTCAACAAGTTGTATGCAGGACAGTCGTCCGGTTGGCCAAACTCCACATCTATCATTTTGAGAGGGAGAGACGCAAAAACGTTCGATACACGGCTAATTACGGAAAAAATCCCTTCTGATATTTCATCTTTTCCGACTAAATACGGTATCAATCCCGGGTCATTCAAAAAATACTCTTGTTTGCTCGCTTTCGGCTTCGCTCGGCCAAAAGAACGCAAACGATCTAAAATACTCATTCCTCCACACCTTTCTTACATATTCATTAAATCGGAAATCGAGTAATAGGTTACTTTCCCGGTTCCGACAGGATTAACCAACATATTCAACACTTCGGCGTGGCTGTTCAAACTTGCTGCAAAACCATCTATTTTTCTACTCTTGGACTGCTTAGACGGCATCCAGTTTGAGTTGCGATCCATCACCAGCTTGACGTTGGATAGATACCATCGGTAAAGCTTGGAATTGTTGAAAATCACTTTGCCGTCCAATAGCATTTCCTTGAAGTTTTGCATCGGACCACCTAGCGATAGAAACCCTTGACGGATCTCGGCAGTTTCAAATCCTGCATTTTCTAATTCCTTGTTCAGCCGCAGTGCTTTAGCCTTGTCGTAATTGATTTTTACAATGTCGTAGATCTTTGAATTTTCCACAAACCAGTTCAAGACGTATTCATAATTGACGTAATCACCAGGAATAATCGTTAAATCCCCCGCCTTTTCCCACGCTTTGATACGCTCCTGGTTATTATCTCGATCATATCTAGCTTGCGGGATCCATGTATGTTGCAAAATGAATACCTCGCCGGTTTCAAGCGGGAATTCTAAAACAGCTGCGGTAAAGTCTTCTGTTTCGGACAAGTCAAAACCACCGACACACTTTTTGCCTTCGAGCGTTTCAATGTCAATGGTTTTATTGTTTCTCTTAATCGTTGGCATATCGACAAATGACAGCTCATCGATATCGGAAAACAAGTTAAATTGCTTAGTGATCCAGTCAGCATATTCTTTTGGATCTTTTTTATCCTTAACATAGTCATCTAGCATGCCAACAAAATTCATTAGACAAATATTCGGATTGGCTTTGATCCATAATCTTGGGTCATCAGCCTCTTCCGCACTGTCAAGTTTTGCCAGATAATAGAAAGTCCGTTCATCGATGTCATCTTCCAAATGTTCCAAACAGTCCACACCTTGCTCAAAATAAGACATCAACGGACCATCTAATACATATCCAGCAGTTGTGATATAAACTATCAGAGGCTGTTTTCTGGTTCCTCTTGATTTCTTGATAACGTTGATCAGCTTGTAATTCGTAAACTCGTGGATCTCGTCAAAAATACCAAAATGAGTGTTTAGCCCATCCAATTTCCGGCTATCTGAGGCGCGTGGTTCCATTTTAGAAAAGGCGGGAGCATAATTAATACTTGATCGTTTAGGCTTACCAAATTTCTTAAAGAGCGCCGGCGATTGTTTGACCATTTCTGCGGCCTTATCAAACAACAAGCTTGCTTGATCACGAGCATTTGCCAATACGTAAACGTTGGCGCCTTGTTCATCATCATAAGCGACCATGTATGTGGAAAGGCCCGAGATAAGACTTGTCTTCCCGTTTTTACGTCCAACAAAAATAAGAGCCTCGCGGAAGCGACGCTCTCCTGTATCACGATGTACCCATCCGTACATGGATCCAATTATGAAATGCTGCCAAGGTTGCAAAACAAACGAACCAAAGTCGCCTTCAGTTGGTTTACATTTTTTTTCGATATATCTAATAGGCCGGTGACCTTTTTCTTCGTCAAAGATCCAAGGAAAATCATCTGTTCCTTGGCGCTGCAAATCACGCATATGCCGTTTAGCAGCTTGAATATTTTCTTTGCTGGCTGGTATGCTTCCATCGATTAATCGTTCCGCATACCAAGTAGTTAACAATTCCGGATATGGACATTTTAAAAAGCCACCCCAAGAAGCTTGCTCCTCAAGATAGCTTTGCCAATAGTCCACACGTTCTGTGTAAGACATATCCAAAATATTAGAAGTCGTCATCGTCATCACCACCATCATCAGCCATCTTAATAGCTAACTTAGCTCTGGCTGCTGGTGATAGTCCTAAATCAGCGCCAAAAGAACGGAGATTCCGCGACGCTGTATCCATCTGCCGAGAGAGTGGGTTACCAATTAATTCATTAGGTTCATTAAACGGCTCACCTCTCGCCTCTGCCTCCTTTTTCGCAAGCGCATAGTTCAACTTGTACTCTCGTTGTAGTTTTCGAAGCTGTTTTTCTAAAGAAACGTATTGCGAATACCAATTGGAGTAGAGAGCCATTATATGGACGTCCGGATTACTGATTAAATCCACAGACAGCAATTCATCAGCGATAAACTCAAAGGTATCCTTTCCTAGCGAATCTAGCCATAACGGCGGGGTGGTTTTTTTTGTTGG